GTCGTATGCCCACTGGATCATGTCTCGCTTTGAGGCGGTTTTACTGCCAGGACCTGCCAGTTTGATTTCGGTCGGTGTCAGTTCAATAAAAGGGATGCCTTGGGCACGTAACGAAGCCAAAACACCCACACAGATCCCGTATGACGCCATAGATCTCGCTGACTGGCTTCCAACCGGGACCTCAACGAAAACAACATTTGTGTTTCGGAGGTATTCCAGTGAACCTTTAGCGAGTTGCTCGGCACGGTGTAGATCTTTGCTGTTATTTCTGACTTGTTTCCCTTCCAGCGCCGTTGGCTGGATGATACTGATGTCGTCGAGAATCAGTTCTTGGCTAGGTACGACAAAATGTCCTGCGGCCATGCCCCAGTTTCGGAGGGATGGGTCGAACGCGGCGATACGGAGCAGTTTACTCATTCGCTGCGGCTTCTTTCTGAAGGTAGATTTCGTGGTCGACGGCTTTGTTTAACGCAGCGTCATACGCATACTGGTTTCCCAGGTCTTCGTTGTATTCTTCTGCGTTGGCACAATGTGCTTCGCCTACAACACTGAAACCACTGGCAAGAGTGACACAGCAAGTGTGCGTCATGGTGCCAGGGAACTTATGGTACTGCACTGCGTCGATTTTATTCTTCACAGTGGCGAGGATGTCTTTACTCATCAGGAGGTTCCTTGAAAGGGATCAAGGAGGAGTGGCCCTCCCCTCCTTTCACGGATTAACCGAAGAGACCGCTACCGCCCGCTGGGGCTGCTGCAGTTTGTGTGGTGGCTTGTGCTGGAGTGGTAGCTGCACCCGCCATTGGAGAAGCTGCACCTGGAGCTTGTGCCGGCGCATCCGCTTTAAAGCGATCAACTACCTGACCAGAGAAACGTTCAACCCAGGCATTGAAATGCTGGGGTTCTGTTGCACCGGAGATCACTTCAGGCAGGGTCATCTTGTCAGCGACACGGAAGACCTTATCAATGCTGTTGAGTTCTTTCGGTTGGTTGATTGGGTGGTACTTACCATCACCACCCTTCTCAGTCTTGTTTTCTTTAATGCGCTGAATGCCCAGGTAAAGCTCAGCACCGCCAAGACCGTTCACCAGCTCAACAGTAGTCGCAACTTCTTTACGTGCCTGAGAGTTCCAAACAGGAACCACGCCCTGGGATGTACCCAGTTCTTTCAGGGTCTTACCTGTAGCCAGTTTGCATACGGCATTAACGGTGATGTAACCAGGCAGTTGGTGCTTCACGCCGTCACGAGAGTACTCAGTCTCACCGTTACGGTTGGTGAAGTAGATGACTTCACGGTGCTCGCCCAGGCTACCATCGGCTTTCTTCACTTTGACGCGAAGGTTCATAGCCAAGGCACCACCTGTGCTTTTGGTTAGGAAGGCTTGTTCGATTTTGGTTGGGTAAATACCTGAATCCAGGAGGAAGCTACCGCCGCCCAGAGTATCGGTTTCGCCCTTAGCGTCATTGCTGGTTTGTACAGAATCGAGAAGTGACATAAATGTCTCCTTATACGTAGAATTCGCGCAGGCGATCGATCACGCTCTGCATGTTGTTATCGATGAACGTTTCTTTCCGGTCCCACATACCCAGGGGACTACGCAGACGCTCACCAACAGTGTCTTTGGTCAGACGAGTCTGGAACACGTACTTGTAGCCGAGTTCTTCATCGTCTTCGGTGATGTTCAGCATTGGAGATGAGGAACCTTCCAACTGAGACACCTTGATTTTCTTCGCAGAAATAATGCAGGAGAACCAGGACTCGATACCGTTGTTCTTAAGAGAACCTTTTACCGGCACCTTGGTTTCCATGACCATTTCTTGCTCATTCAACTGATCCGCAACGTGAGCAGTGAAGATGATGTTCTTAGTAGACGCCGCTACTTTCTGGGACATCAGGACCTTCATGTACTGCGCAAAGTCACCCCACGCTTTCATGGTGTTCGTTGAATTGAGTACGTACGTCGACTCATACATGTCCAACAGATAAGTCAGAGAGTCGATAACGATCGTATGTACGTCAGGTTTGGTTTCTGCGACATCCAGTGCTTCGTACACCTGCATTGGATCAGTGATGGTGTATTCCTTGAACTTGCTCTTGAAGGGTAATTTCTTACCGGCTTCACAGTTCAAGTACATAACACCTTCAGGGTTTTCAATGCCCATCAGACTGGCAGATTTACCGGCAGAAGATTTACCGCACAGCAGTACCAGATGGTCATTCACTTGGTTTGACATGGATTTAGCCTCCTTTCGTAGGCACGTAAAGTTGAAAACTTTCTACCAACCGCCAGGAAGGCGGCTGATACTGAA